GGTGCGACAGGATACGACATCCCATCAATCACAATCCCGGATAATATCATATATTACCAATAATGGAATTAATTCAACTCAACCAATACGAAGAGCGATCCTATCGGGAGACAGCAAACAAGATGGGTTTCGTCAATTACGGAGACGACAACCTCTTCCCGCAATACCTCGTCGACCTCTATCATTCCTCCGCTACTCACAACGCATTGTCAACAACTATTGCGATGATGATATTTGGTGAAGGGTTCGACGCTACGACGCTCGATGGGAGGCTCGCTTTTGACCAATGGAATCTAAACGACGAACTCCGAAAGGCTTGTCTCGACTTTAAGATTCAAGGCGGGTTTGCTCTTGAGGTGAATTGGAGTATCGACCGAACGACTATTGCCAACGTCTCACACCTCCCTTTTGAGAATATCCGCTCGGGGTTTGTCAATGAAGACGAGAAAGTCGAGTACTATTATTACTCAAAGGATTGGAACGATAAGCGCGAAGAGCCGTCGGAGATATGCACGTTCAACCCTGAGAGGAATATCGAACACCCGACTCAGATACTTTATGTGAAGCCGTTCTCTCCGGGGTCGTTCTACTATCCTAAACCCGACTATGTTGGCTCGATTAATTACATCGAACTCGACAAAGAGATTGGAGTCTATCATATCAACAACATGAAGAACGGGATGAGTCCTTCGTTCTCAATCCACTTCAAGAATGGTATCCCACCGCAAGAGGAAAGAAACCGCATCCGAATGGATATCGAAAGACAACTCAGCGGAGCGAGCAACGCAGGGAAGTTTATCGTCACCTATTCGGACGATCCCGATAGAAAGCCTGACTTCGAGCCGTTCCAATTGTCGGACGCTCATAACCAGTACCAGTTCCTTTCGGAAGAAGTTACCTCGAAGATTATGGTCGGACACCGTGTGACTTCTCCGCAGATGTTCGGGGTTGCGGTACCGGGTAAATTGGGAGGCGGTGGAGAGCTTGCAGAGGCTTCGGAACTGTTTGAGAAGAATGTCATTGCACCGGCTCGACAAGTGGTCACAGAAGCCGTTAAAACTCTTCTGAATGCCGCTGGTCTCGACGCTCAACTTGTACAGTTGGGAAGCGATGAGGTACAGCACGAACCGGATTGGCTCTTAAACAAAGGTGAAGACCTCGACGAAGATTGGGAACTCATTGACGATGTCGAAGTCGACTACGACCTTGAGGAGAAGCGGGACGAGATGTTGTCTTTTGCAAAAGTCCCCAGCTCGAAACCTCAAGCCGGATCGGAACAAGACACGGAGATAATCAAGGTTCGTTATAAATACGCTCCCGACAGCGTATCAAATGACACCCGCGATTTTTGTCGTAAGATGATACAAGCGGGAAAGGTATACAGAAAAGAAGATATCATCGCGGCAGGAGATAGAGTTGTAAATCCCGGCTTTGGTGCTAATGGTGCCGACACTTATTCGATTTGGCTCTACAAAGGCGGGGCGCGATGTTTCCATTTTTGGAAGCGGCAAACATATCTGAGAAAGAACAACAAGAAAATTTCAGTCAATCAAGCGAAGAAACTCATCCGAGAAGCGGGCGCAGATGCGAAACGCCTTGAGGAGAACGACAAGAAAGTCGCTACACGTCCTCGCGATATGCCGAACGAAGGCTTCATAAACCCCCGATAATGTCACTACAAGCAGAAGTCCTCTTTGTGAATCCGGATTATATCAAGCGGATCACCAACATAAACGGAAGCATCGAAGACGCTTACCTCGTTCCTTCGATTATTCTATCTCAAGACAAGTACATTCAACTGTATTTGGGTACCGACCTCCTCGAAAAGCTGAAGACCGATATATCGGGTTCAAGTTTAACGGGGGATTACGCTACTCTGATGAATGACTACGTTCGAAAAGCTACCCTTTGGTGGACGATGGTTGAACTGATCCCATCTCTTTACGTGAAGATGGACAACGGCTCGCTCGTTTTAAGGGTATCTGAAGACACTCAAAGCATCTCACCGGACGATTTACATAGGGAAGTGGAAAGAGCGCGTCAGAACGCCCAATTTTACACTTATCGAATGTATCAATATCTCTGCAACAACTCGTCTCTCTTTCCTGAGTACAGTTCAAACACGGGTGCGGATATGCTCCCACAACCAGCGGACTACTTCCAGAGCGGGATGAGCATAAGTAGCGGAGGCGTTCCGAATATCGTTGACCTAAAACAGTTTTTCGGATGAGAAAGAGCCGGAAAGAAAATATAACCTTATTGAAAAAGTTCCTCGATGACCTCGACCGAAATCATACTAATGTTACTCCCAAGCGCGGTCGCGATCGTGGGGGTGTGGGTAAATCTAAACCGTGAAATTGAGAAGCTCAAGGGGCGAATCATTCGCGTGGAGAGCGATAAAGACGAATTAAAAGACATGATGAAAGAAGTCGTTAAGGCAGTGCATAAGATTGAATTAATGCTTGCAGAACGATGAGACACTTCAAGTTAAGCGAATTCGATTCACCCGATGCACCCGGCTCGGGTCGTATGATGGACAGAGGCTTGCTTCGGTTGCTCGACGAAGCTCGAGACTGCGCTTCAATTCCGATTCGTATTTCGTCGGGATTTAGAACGGTAGATTATAACCGCTCCCTCATTGCTAAAGGTTTACCCGCTTCCCGTAACTCTTCGCACCTTCTCGGACTCGCGGCAGATATTGAAGTCACGAATTCCCAAGAGCGTTTTATCATCATCGATGCGTTGATGGAAGTTGGAATCAATCGGTTGGGGATAGGCAAAAATTTCATACACTGTGACGTTGATGAGATGAAACCCGAAAACCGAATCTGGACATATGCATGAACTAATAACCAAAGACCGGGACATTCACGTTCTCCCGTTCGACTTTCAGAACTTCGAAGATGTGCGAAGTGTCTACCTTATTTCAGACGTTCACTTCGATTCTATCAAATGCGACCGCAAACTCTTCTTCAAGCACCTCGACAGGGCAAAAGCAGAGAACGCGGTTGTTTTGATATTGGGCGATTTGTACGATTTGATGAATATGAAGTTTGACCCTCGCGGTTCTTACGACTCTCTGCGCCCTGAACTCAAAGCGATGGCGTATATCGATGAGGTCATAAAGGACTGTACCGATAAACTCGAACCATACAAGGACATCATCAAGCTCATCGGACAAGGAAACCACGAGACCAACATCACGAAACGACATGGCGTTGATCCTATACAACGAACCGTCGGCATCTTAAACGCGAACGGTGGTAATATCATTGCTGGTTATTACGCGGGGTGGGTTATTTTGAAATGTAGCATGAAGGGAAAAGGCACTCGAAGGAGTTACCCGCTTCATTATCATCACGGGTACGGAGGCAACGCCAAACGCTCGAAGGGTGTATTAAATGTAGACATTGATATGAAGGACTACCCGCAAGCGGTTATCATTGCACGCGGGCACACGCATCAAAAGTGGTATGTTCCCGTTATGCGCGATGTACTTACCTCCAACTTTAACCACGGACAAGAGACCGTTCACGTAGTACAGACGGGATCATACAAAAAGAAAGACCGTTCAATCGGGTGGGAAGTCGAGAAAGGCTTCTCGGTTCCGAGGTTGGGCGGTTGGAAGTTTTCAATCAAGCCTCACGGCAAATCATACGACATCCAATGCGAGGAACTCCACTAAAAGAAACGAAGCTCGGTAAATGGTTCAAAGAGAAAAGTCCGAAGGTCTTCAACCTAATAGCGGAAATTGTCCCCGGTGCGGACGCGCTCAAGGCTCTCAATGCTCTAATCGACAACACCGAAACCAGCGACGAAGAAAAGACAAAAGCGAAGCTGTTGATGGAGGAGCTTGAGACAGCGGACAGAGCCAACGCAAGAAACCGAGAGATTGAGATAACGAAGAATCTTGGTCAACGCGATTGGATGCAGGTCTTTGTTGGTTCGGCAGCTATGATCATCGGAATCGTTATGGTTGTTTGGGCGAAGACCGGGGTTCAAGACAAAGAGATCTTTTTTCATATCCTCGGGTTCGCTGAAGGGACTCTTGTTGGGCAAGTCGTGAATTATTATTTCGGTTCTGCGAAAAAGTAGTATATTTGAATCTGCTTTGTTGGGTGTAGACTACCCAGTGTTACGTTTGTTAGGAGGGAGGCTCAACGGGGTCTCCCTCTTTTTTTGCGTAAAAAAGAAAAATAATTTGCTTTTGTGCTTGGATAACTAAATTAGTTTTGTAGTTTAGCCACATGAACGACAACAAACAAACAAACGAGGCTGCATCTATTTTAGTGAATCGCCTATCTCAAGCAGGTTATAACTTTTACATTGATTCAAAGCAAGCAATAATCGAGGTGGACATTAGTTCTTCAAGAATTGTAAGTATTGAACTTCCTGTTGAAGAATTAATCTTGGATGGAATCCCTCAAGGAATGGGAGAAACGAAGGTGATAGATTGGAATGGCGAGTGCATTGCAAGCCATACGTCACCTGCCTTGGCTTTTAGAAACTTCCATAAATGGGCAACAAATCAAGCAGCATGAACGACAAACAAACAGAACTCAAGCAAGCGTGGCTCACCTTGCATGACCTCCGACAGGAGCAACCCACAAGCCATCGTCTAACACGAACCGCCCTTCAAATGGCGATGGACATCGTACAAGAAAACATCGAGCAATGAGTCACAAAGAAGAACAAAGTCACATCACGACTGTTCGCTCCGTTTCGGCATATCGAACAAGTATATGGACACCCGTTGACGAAGACGATTTAAACGACAACCGACAGAAGTATATTGACGCAGGTTGGCAGTCGTATCTGTGGACAAAGGGGTACGGAGGAGGAGACAAGCACTTCCTCTCCAAGCTACCACGGGACGAGTTCAAAGAGCTTATTTACGTCAAGATGGATTATCCAAACTTTTGTTTATTCTATGACATCAATGAATGAACTCCGACCCGATGCATTCGCGTTCTACAAATGGGCGCAGGCAGAACACAACTCAGAAGATATCGACCGCCTTATCTTCGACCTTGAATCGACACTCGAACAGTTAAACAAAGCAATCAATGAGAAAGCCAATATGCGTACGAAGTAGCGTGAACGTAAACCCAGCGAAGGATTATAACGACTTCGCAGCAAACCTCCGAGATGAAGACGCGGAATTCGACCGCCTCATCTCTCAGCTCAAGGAACACGTCCGAATAAACAGAACTAGATGATGAGTGAATGTTGTGGCGCACCGCAATTTGGAGACTGGGAAATCTGTTCCCAGTGCCTTGAACATTGCGATTTTGAAGAAGAATTTTTAACCCCCAAAACCAAAGAAAATGGGACAATCTAAAATCAAGACCATTCAACCGAATGGCACCTATGACAGCCAAAACGGCTTGATGTACAAGTTCGAAATCGAACTCGAATCCGGAGACAGCGGAGAGGTATCTGCAAAGAGCGAAAGCCGTTGGAGTGTCGGAGACGAAGTAGAATTCGAAGTCACCCCGTCAAAGTGGGGAGATAAGATGCGACTGACGAAACCGGGGTTCACTCCGAATCAATCTAAGGCGAACAACCCAGAGATTCAAAAGAGGATCGACGCAAGTTGGGCAATCGGTCACGCCATCAACCAAGAGAGCGACCCCGAGAAGATTCTCGAAGCGGCTGAGTTCCTCTTGTCTATCCGTTCAACTTTAATCTCAAAGCTATGAATTGGACACTTCAAGAAGACAGACAACTCGTTGACACGATCAACCGCAACATCTACCGAGACAGCAAGCGTCCCATTCAGTGGAAGAATATTCGACCGATGGAACGACACACAGTGGCGGGGATGCAAACGCGGTGGGCAAAGTTTCTTCAACCCGATTACAACTTCAACGGCTATCGATACACGCCTAAGAAGAAATCGTCCAAGAAGAAGGTATTGAATAAGCGAATCAAAGTCTCACGCTCGTTCCTTTGGGGAGCGGTAAAGGTTACGCGGTATGAATAATATAAAGCTCTTTATCGTTAGGAACTACGGTTCTACATTGACAGCAGCAAAGACGCTGGATGTCACACCCAACACCGTTCGTAATTGGTGCGGACGCAATCCTCGCAATATCCTCAAGCACCTCCCAGAAATATCTGAGACGTGTGGAGCGACATTCGCGGAGATCGTCGAAGAGGTTTTAATATGTGAAAGAGAGGGGGTCGAATGACCCTGTCTTTTTCCTCATTAACTTTGACGGAATGAACGGAATATGGATACCTCAAGAGATTTGGTTGCTGGATGACCTCTCTCCCATGCAAAGAATTCTACTCTCTAAAATTCACGCGCTCAGTCACAAAGACGGATCGTGTTGGGCGGGAGATGACTTCCTCGCTGAGTCTCTTGGGGTCTCTTCTCAGTATATCCGCAAGATGCGCAAAGACCTTTGTGAAACAGCTCACATCAAATGCGAAGGGTACGGTCATCGAAGAAAGATGACTGTACTCGTAGAAGCAACAATCGGAACAAGCAACGATAGGAACAAGCAACAATCGTTGCAAGAAGAAGCAACTATCGTTGCAAAAGTTGCAACTACTGTTGCAAAAGAAGCAACTACAGTTGCGCAGAGTATAGAGAAGAGTCAAGAGAAGAGTATAGATGGAGTTAAGAGAGTACGTTTCAAGGAACCAAGTTTGGAAGAAGCGATGAATTCGTTCGAACTTGCGGGATCATCTCGCGACGAAGGCGAGAAATTTTGGAACTACTACGAAGCAAACGGATGGAAAGCCGGCAGAAACAAGATGAAGAATTGGAATGCTGCTGCGCGAAACTGGATAAAACGAAGCAATGAATTTACAACAAACAAAAAAGCAACTCCAAAGCAACCGAGCCAAGACCAGCTTACAGCATATCTCAAGCACGGGCATCTTTAAACCCACCAACGAACAGGCGTGGGCAGGAACTAACATTCTGACCAGCCTCCGACACCATCCCGAAGAGACTCGGGCGGCAGTCGTGACCATGATCAACAAGACGGTTCAATTCATAGACGCAAAGAAGACCCTTCACTCATTCGAAGACATGGCACTTTGCGCAGAAACTATCTTTGAAGTCTTCCCGGTTTTGAAACTCGAGGAGCTTCGCTTAATTTGCGAGAGGATGAAACAAGGATATTACGGCAATTTCTACGAGCGACTCAAGATTCAGGAGTTTCGCGACTGCATCATTAAGCACGAAGAAGAACGAGCCGCCATCCTTGAACAACAACATAAGACGGTGACACGAGGAGCCGCAGACCCGAAGAACGTCAAGCCTTACGATCCCGAAGAAGCTCGACTCAAATGGCGCATGAAGAACAACCCCTTCTTGATACCCGGAAAGAATGACAGTAGCGAAAGCGAAAGCGAAGCTCGATAAGATATTCTCCCAGTTCATCCGGCTTCGCGCGGTCAACGATGAAGGGTGGGGAGAGTGTTTCACTTGCGGGCGCTTACGATATTACAAGAGCGCAGACGCTGGTCATTTTATGGTACGGCAAAAGATGCCCACCCGCTTCGATGAACTCAACGTTCAATTTCAATGCAAGGCTTGCAACGGATTCGAAGGGGGAGCACAATACGAATTCGCCAAACGCCTCGACCAACTACACGGAGAAGGGACAGCGGATCGCCTTGTTCGGTTAAGCAACGAAACGAAGCGATTCAGCGTTCACGAATTGGAAGACCTTTGCAAAATATACAAGAAGAAAGTCGATGAACTCAGGAAGTCGAAAGGGTTGGAATAGCTTCTTAACGAAGCATTATTCAAAACTTGTTCGCATCGCTCGACGATGGACGGACAGTCCTTCCGACCTTGTACATCACACATATCTTCGATGTGTAGACAAACGCTTTCCCGATGGAGATAACGACAACCCGCTCGGGTACTTTGTCAAAGCGATGTACACTGAAGCCACACGAGGAAAATTTAAAGACTTATATCACGTCACCGATGCTGACCCCAAAGAACAAACCTTCGAAAGCGATTGGACGAAAGCCATCCAACGCGAACAGATGCAACTCATCCTTGACCGCCTATCGTGGTTCGATAGAACTATCTTCTCTCTATACCTGCAAGGGTGGAACATGGCTGACGTATCTCGACGGTCTGGCGTTGGAGAATCGACCCTTTATCGCTCACTACACATCACCCGAAAAATCCTGAAAGATGTTCTTCGTAACGGCACAAAAGAGGACTGATCGACTCACCATCTGCAACGCTTGCGAACACTTCGTCGAGAAGACCAAGAGTTGCGGTGACCTCGTGACAGAAGCCTTCACCGACTCCAAGTTGTGCGGATGCCATATGCCCACGAAGACACGTCTCAAGGTTGCGTCCTGTCCTCTCGGTAAGTGGGAAGCAGAAATAAAACAAGCAGACCTCGACGCGATCAAGACATTTCTCAAAACAGAGAACCAATTCAGAACAAACGGACAGCTCGCAAAGCTTTATTCGAAGGTGACAGGAACGAACACCCAAGCAAGTCAATGTTCCTCGTGCAACCGTCGAATGCTTGCAGAGCTTCAGAAGCTAATAAACGAAACAGAATGAAAACAGTCACAAGCGTAAGCGGTGGTCAATCCTCCGCATACATAGCAGCAAACTACCCAAGCGACTACTTGGTCTTTGCCTTGGTCACAACCGAGGATACAAAGTGTAAACACCCCGATCCATACCTGCGCAAGCTTGCAAGCGATAAAATCGGAAGAGAGTTTGTTATTACGTTGGAAGACGATGTCATCATCGAGACCATGCTCGAACTTGAACAATATCTTGAACAGGATATCGACTGGGTAGTCGGAGAGCCATTTGAGAAAATCATCGAGCGAAAATCTAACTATCTCCCAAACTTGATGGCGCGTTACTGCACTACGGAGATGAAGATTGACCCAATGTTCCGTTGGTGGAGAGATAAAATCGGAGAGCCTGTCGAGATGCAAATCGGGTTCCGTCAAGGCGAACAACGCAGGGCGAAGAATATGCTTGACAAATGCGTCGACGGATTACGACAGTACAAAAAAACTGGATGGCAAAAGCCAGCGTTCCCACTGATTGATAACGGAATTAAACGCGATACGATTGTCAAGTATTGGGACGATATACCCGTCCCTTTTGCAAAACAGAACAACTGTGTCGGATGCTTTCATCGTAACCCGCTTGTTCTTCGAAAGAAGTTTGACGAACATCCAAACAAGATGCAATGGTTCAAAGACCAAGAAGAAAAAACGGGTAACCGATGGAAAAGCGAATTGAGCTATTCGGACATTGAAAAACACAGACCACAACACGAAATCAATTTTGACGATTGGAATTGCGACTCTGGTTATTGCGGACTTTGAACAAACAACAATGAGCTACACAGCAACAGAACGAGAGATAATAGCGGAGAACATTCGCCAATTCCTCAAACAAGACAGGAAAGAGAAATTTCAACATCAGCACTTCGGAGGCGATCCCTTCCTCGTGAAGCGGGTTCTCCCGATGACCCAATACGACAAAGAGACCCTCGAGAATATCGCACGAGATGTTGAGGGCAGAATCTTACACCCATGAAAGTCCTCGAGTTATTTGCCGGGAGCCGCTCGATAGGCAAGGCGGCTGAATCGTTAGGGCATGAAGTTTTTAGTTCTGATATCAACGACTTTCCCGGAATCGATTACCTCTGTGACGTTCTTATGTTTGATGTAAAACAGATGCCATTTCAGCCTGAAATGGTTTGGGCATCTCCTCCATGTACTGGATTCAGCGTTGCCGCTATTGGTCACCATTGGACAGGCGGACGCGGAGCATATATCCCAAAAACAGAAACCGCAAAACTCGGAATCCAACTTCTCAGAGAAACGCTTCGAATCATTGACGAAATCAATCCGAAGGTTTGGTTCATTGAGAACCCTCGGGGATTGATGCGAAAGATGCCAGAGCTTGAAGGCAAACATCGAAAGACGGTCACTTATTGTCAATACGGTGACACCCGAATGAAACCCACGGATATATGGACGAACTCCCGCACATGGAATCCGCGCCCCATGTGCAAGAATGGCGCACCGTGTCACGAGGCAGCACCGAGAGGTAGTCGGACAGGTACGCAAGGACTCAAAGGCAACTATGAGAGAAGCAAAATTCCGAACGATCTTTGTATCGAGATAATAAAAAGCGCATCTTTGACGATATGAGAAACGCAAGAAAAGCTCTCCTCCATGCGAAGAACTTCCTCCTCATCACGGAGAACGATAAAGCAATCCGACTCCATGCCGGGGACGATCCCGCGACTTTACTTCTAACCTTAGCCGTCCACAATGCAGACTTCCGACATACCCTCGAAGCCGTCTTGGAACAAGCAAATGAAACTCTTAGCGATAAGGGAGAATCCCCGGAATCCGAGGACGATTAAAGAAGAGAGGTTCGACAAGCTCGTTCAATCCATCCGAGAGTTCCCCGAGATGCTCCAAGCGCGACCCATCGTTGTAAACCCTGACATGGTTATTATCGGGGGCAACATGAGATTCAAAGCGTGCAAGGCAGCGGGACTGACCGAGGCTCCGGTCTATGTCGCTACATGGGGCGAATTAAAAGACCGAGAGTTCACGATAAAGGACAACACCAACGCAGGAGAACACGACATGGATATTCTCGCGAACGAATGGGATGCAACCGAATTGAACGATTGGATGCTTAACGTATGGGATCCCCAAGAGGAACCCGAAGAGAAAGAAGAGAAAGTCAAATGTGAATTATGCGGTAAATAATGGAAGCACTTAAGACCAACACATCCAACACTAAAAAAGAGGCTATGTTGGAAGCCTTGGAGAAGTCGCTTGGCATCGTCTCCACAGCCGCGAAGATGGTAGGTATCGACCGCTCGACCCATTACGCATGGCTCAAGTCAGACCAAGAATATAAGAGCGCGGTCAACTCCATTCAAGACGGTGTCCTGGACTTCGCAGAATCGCACCTCTACAAACTCGTGAAGGAAGGCAACCCAGCCGCGACGATCTTCTTCCTCAAGACTAAAGGCAAGAAGCGCGGTTACATCGAACGGCAAGAGATAGAGGTTCAAGAGAAGAAGCCGCTCTCATGGTTGGATGAGTAAACTCCCCGCGACATATTACCACGTCAAAGAATGCAAGTCGAAGATTCAAATCCACCAGGGCGGGACACGATCCGGGAAGACGTACTCCATCCTCACGGCACTCATTGAGCTGTGTCATAAGAACTCGGGACTCGTCATCACCATATGCCGAAAGACATTCCCAGCACTTCGTGCAACAGCGATGAGAGACTTCTTCGAGATACTCAACAACGAAGACATATACAACCCCGACCTCCACAACAAGAGCGATGCAACGTATCAACTCTGGGGCAATATGGTTGAGTTCATTAGCATCGACCAACCGCAAAAAGTAAGAGGACGCAAGCGAGACGTTCTATTCATCAACGAAGCCAACGAGATAAACCTCGAAGATTGGCGGCAACTCCTCCTCCGAACCACGGGGAGGGTCTTAATCGATTACAACCCATCAGACGAATTCCATTGGATCTATGAAGAAGTCATCCCACGAGAAGACGCAGAGTTCTTCCGAACCACGTACAAAGACAACCCGTTCCTACCTCAAAGTGTGGTCTTGGAAATTGAGCGGTTTAAAACAGCAGACGAGAACTTTTGGAAAGTATACGGTCTCGGTGAACGAGGAACCTCACAAGCAACCATCTTCACCCACTGGAAAGAAATAAACCAAATACCAAATGAATACAAGCTCCTCAACATCGGACTCGATTTCGGATATACAAACGACCCAACCGCAATCGTCCGAGTCTATACAGACGGGCACGGGTTCGCAGTCGACGAACTGTGCTACGCGACTCGACTTACTAATTCAGATATATCAAAAGTCCTCAGAGATAATCAAGTCAATCGATCGGATGTTGTCATCTGTGACTCCGCTGAACCAAAGAGCATCGACGAGATACACGCTCACGGATTCAATACTCACGGAGCAAGAAAGGGAAAAGATTCGGTTAAAAATGGAATCCAGTTCCTCCATTCGCGACCGCTTCTTGTCACGGCTCGGAGTGTGAACATCATCCGGGAACTCCGAAACTACAAATGGAAAGAAGACAAAAACGGGAAGCAACTCAATGACCCGGTCGATTCATTCAACCACGCTATCGACGCGATGAGGTACGCAATCACATTCAACCAAACGAACCCGAACTTCGGTTCTTATGCTATCGGATAAGGAAACCAAACAAATCAAGTTATTAGAATGATGGAACTCAAACTCCCGCACCGATGGTCGGATCTCTCACTCGGAGAACTCCAAGTCATGATGACCGCAGACAACCCCCTCGAGAAGATATCTATCTGTTCGGGGTACTCGGTGGAGAAACTCAGGGCAATGCCTCAGAAGCTCATAGAAGCCGCCTCAGCGCATTTGGATAATCTCCTGACCCAAGAGACCGCACGACACGAGAAAGTCGTTCAGATGGACGGAAAACGCTTTGGCTTTATTCCGAGCTGGGATGAGTTTACAGCGGGTGAGTGGATCGACATGGAAAACCACCTCGAAGACTTTTGGGCAAACGCTCACAAAATTACCGCTCTCCTCTATCGAGAGGTGACTTACGAACTCGGAGACAAATACGAGATAAAGAAGTACACCGCCAAAGAAGACGCAACCATCTTTGAAGAGATGCCAGCGGACTTGGTATCGGGGATGCTGCTTTTTTTTTGGACTTCCAGAAATCAACTGCTTCACGATATGCAGTTCTCTTTGCTGGAGGTGGCGGACAAAGCGATCCAGTCGGTGAAAAATGGGGATGGTACCATCTCCTCTATTCCCTCTCAGGAGAAGACGTTCTCAAAATGGACACGATTACGGAACTCCCTGTCCAAGTCGTATTCCAACACCTCAGTTATTTAAAAGACAGAAGCGCACATGATCACGTTTAACAACATCGTCGAAAGGTTTGAAGACTTCGCAACCAGTCACTTCTTCATAAAGTCATTCTCATTCGGTTCTCCGGATGACGTAGACCTCGCAAAGTTTACCGAGTTCCCCCTCATGCATTTGGTTTACACCGGTGCAACGTACGACAGCGGGACGAAGACTTACAACATCGAGGTTTATATCTTGGACGTACCCGCAGATAAGACGGATAAAGTAGAACGACAACGGGAGGTCGTATCGGATGCGGAGCAATGCGCAGAGGACATTATCGCAGACATCCGCATGGGAGGGAACATCTTCACGTTCGCCCAAGATTATGAGGTTGTAAACGCTACAACAACCCCACTCGAAGAAGAGACGAAGAATGTCCTCTCGGGTGTTCTCTTAGATTTGTCTGTTGCTATCCCTTACGAGTGGGACGCTTGCAATGCTCCCATCGATGGGGTTACTCCCGAGGGCGGCGATGAACCCGCTTTCGCTCGACGAGGCTTCTTGCGTATGCTAACGATTGACGGTGCAACCGATGTCCTTAGCGTTCGCACTATCAACGTAACCAACGGCACCCTTACCGATGATGGAGACGGGGTTGTCACTCTAAACACGGGAGGAGCGGAAAAGCTCGACGATCTATCCGATGTTGATATCAATACCCCGGTTCAAGGGAGCGTCATATCTTACAACTCAGGCGTTCAGAAGTGGATGGTCAACAACGGACTGCAAGAGCTTTTGACACGTTTCAAAGCCAGCGGAACAGGGGCGCAAGTCTATGACACCCTAAACGATACGACAAAGGGTTATATCGATATACTCGCCTCGAGTGCAAAGATGAAGGTCAACCACTCGGGATTGACTGTGAGTGAGGCAAGTCCGGGGGTTATGTCGTTCACGGTTGCAGCGGGTACCGATGGGAACGAAGTCGAGTTCGAGGCTATGACCATCGAAGGAAGCGACGCTCTTTCTACGATCGCAGATGTAAACTTCAAGCAAGGAGCGTTAA